ATGAGTAACATTAGTCACACGCACACCATTGCGGATTATCAAGAGCACCTACTAGCGGGCGGACGTGCCAGAGGAACGATTCATGTGCGGATAAGTCATATTTCACGGTGCTTGACGTTTATCGATAAGCCGCTATGGGCGGTGACTACTGGCGACATAGAGCGGTGGCTAGCGGCGGGGGAGTGGGGGCCAGCGGCTCGCAAGAGCGCTAGAACTAGCGTTCGTGTGTTCTTCGCATGGGCTGTGCGTGAGGGGCTAATCGAGACAAACCCCGCGATAACGATTATTCCCGTCCCACAAGTTCGGTCGGTTCCTCGTCCTTGTCCCGATGCGTTGATTAGCGATGCTATGAAGGTCGCGGCGCCGCGTGTGCGCCTAGCGATTGAGATCATGGCAACCTGTGGCCTACGCCGTGATGAATGCGCGAGGGTGCGGGCGGGGGATGTTGAGCCAGTTGGGCAAGGCTGGATACTGAGGGTTCGCGGTAAAGGTGGGCATGAGCGGCTAATACCGTGCCCACCGCACTTAGCGCGGCGGATCGCGGCGGCACAAGGGTGGGTGTTTCCGGGTGGAGCGAATGGGCATGTGAGCGCGGGGTGGCTTGGCAAGCTCATTAGTAGGGCGCTTCCTGGAGCTTGGACACCGCATAAAATTAGACACCGCTATGCCACCGTGGCTTATGGGGATACCTACGACTTGCGAGCGGTGCAAGAATTGTTGGGCCATGCGAGCGTTGCCACTACTCAGATTTACACGGCCGTGAGTGATACCTCTATGCGGTCAGCTGCGCGTGCTGCGTGGACGATTGCGGCTTAGAACTCCCTATGGGGATACAATACGGTCCCAGAACACTGGGCATTCCGGGAATAACCCTGAATTGTGATCTTATCCTCACCAACTTTCGCAACACCCACACCACTGGTGGAAAACAACGCCATTTGGGTACCAGCTTTCAAAGGCCGGTAATTATAAGGAATATTAAACACATCCGAGCTATAAGAACCGGTAATGCGCACCTCAACAAACCCATTCGATAATAAACCGAACACCGCCGTACCATTCGAGGATTCCACTTTCTGCGTGAACTCATACGACAACGGAACACCCGAATCACCCTTCGCGCCTTTAGGGCCAGCAGGACCCGGCGGGCCTTGCGGACCTGTCTCACCCTTCGCGCCTTTAGGGCCAGCAGGACCCGGCGGGCCTTGCGGACCTGTCTCACCTGTCGCGCCTTTAGGGCCAGCAGGACCCGGCGGGCCTTGCGGACCTGTCTCACCTGTCGCGCCTTTAGGGCCAGCAGGACCCGGCGGGCCTTGCGGACCTGGCACCGACACAGTGGAACCGCCGGAACCGCCGCCGGGTGGGCCGGGTGGACCCATTGGGCCTGTTGCACCGGCAGGGCCAGCAGGACCCGGCGGGCCTTGCGGACCTGTCTCACCTGTCGCGCCTTTAGGGCCAGCAGGACCCGGCGGGCCAGTGGGTCCAGGTGTTAATGCCAGGCTGTTTATCTTCTCCGCAAGTTCTCGTGATACTTCTGGGTATTGCTTCACTTTGTCGGAATCTTCAACATAGGGAATTTTCCTATCTCCATAATGTCTCATTTATGAATCCTTCCATTCTCCGGCAGTGTGTTGCCATTGTTCGCCAAAAGCCATCCAAGGGCGGCTCAGGTTTTGTTTGACTGTTCTTTCGGAATAAATGCACGTTGTTGAGTGCGTAGACATATTTGGTTTAATCGTTAGCGTTCCGCCGATCACGTAATAGTATGGGTCAACTCCCAGTGTGCTTTTGTCGTACCAACCATCTTGAATTGCAATCCTGTTTGGTTTTTCTGTTGTTGTGAAAATAACTTTTCTAAAGCTATCGCTCTTAATAGCCGTGTCCATAAATTCAAAGTTTCGCGGGCTGGTCGCTTGCGCGCTAATGAGGGCTACCAAATCGTCTAAAACACGGTCGGAAAAATCACGCTCATTGGACAACACGGCGGGAAAGTTCATGACAATTTCGTTTCCCGTGCGAGTGCCGCCGCGGGTAATTGTCTTGTGCTCACGCACCTTAGAATTTAGCCCGCCCGAGGTAAATTTAATTGAGCCTGGAAAGTCGCGCGCTTCCCAGTGAGGGGAGTCCATGACCACGGCGTTAGCAGGCACTACTGCCATTTTATCCCAGTCCATTTCCAAAGTGTCGATAGTCCTGGAAAGTGTGCGATAATCCGGGGACCAATTGCCAAACACTCCGGGAACACCGGACATAATGAGTAATTCCCAGCCCTTCTTAACCTCTAATTTTGACGCTTCATCAAATTCATATCTTTCAGAATCTGCCATTGTGTTAGTTGGTGCCCCAATCAGTTTAGGGATTGATTTGGGGGCTTGCGACTCTAGCGACTTGCGCAAAAGAAACGTGTTAACAATGCGAGTCGTAAATGTCCTACTTAGGTGTTCATTCCAGCCGGTTGCTTCGACTGCTTGCACCGCTAAAAGCCATTGATCTTGCCCAGTTGCTGGGGAACCGACAACGCGCACATTGTCGATATAGCCAACAAACGCTATTTCTCCGCTAATTTCAACGCTAACGCTTTTGCCCAATATCCAACGCGCGTGATCTTGAAAATCTGAATTTTCTAGCAAAATGCGCATGGATAATGTGCGCTTTTGCGGCGGGTCGAAAAGCGAGCTGCGCCCCCATGTGATCGTTAGACCGGACAGAATGGAACCGGGGCGGAATTTCAGGCTGTCGCGGTCAATGGTGACAATTGTGGACTGCGCTATGGGGCTTTTGTTTACCATGCTTGCCGCCTATCGTATTGCTCCAATAGCTTTTTGATTTGCCGGGCGGTGCTATCGGGGTCAATAGCGCCATTAACTGTGATATTTACCGTTGTGCCTTGACTTGTTGTATTGCGGTGTGATAAATAGCCTGCGTCTGGTGGGGCATATGCTGCGGTGAGCGCGGGAACGGCGGCGGCGGTGAGGATTGCACTAGCCGCGGGTGTTCCGAGCAAAGCAGGCGCGGGGGCCGCCGCATACAGTCGCTTAACGCTACGCCCACCACCGCGCAAAAATGCCGGGGGTTGCGGCCAATCAATCTCACTAATCCAGCCAATGAGCTTTTTGACAAGGTTAATCATTGTGCCAATTGGGTTAAACCACGCTTTAATTGCGGCGGTGACACTATTGGATATAGTTTTATGCTCATCCTTAAAGCTAATCCACTTGCCAATTAATTTATCAACCCATTTCATAGCATTTTCGATAGCTGTTTTAATGGCGGTGCCAAAATTCTTAGCAACCTGGATGCTGATTTGCACGGCAATGCGGAACCTATCGCACTTTTGATAAAGCAAATAAAATGCAGTGCCAGCGGCGGTTAGCAAGGTAACGACAAGGCCAATGGGGTTAGCATTCAATGCGAGATTGAAAAGGACTTGCGCGCCCGTCGCCGCTTTAATCGCGGTCGAGATCGTCCAGGCTGTGCCAACAAACGCAGCAATGGCCAGACCGGCCGCGGTGAACAACCGGGGGTGCTCACCCGCGGATTGGGCGAGGTCGCCCATAACGTCCGCGGCGGCGGTCGCCACTGGCAAAAGGCCCTCGCCCAGCTTGGCTTTAGCGTCCTCCCATTTAGCGGCGGCAATTTGGGCACTACCGGCGGCGGTATCTGTCTCCCTGGCAAAGTTGCCCGTAGCGTCCGCGGTTTGCTTAAAAAGCAGCTCTAGGGTTGCTTGAGTCTCAGCCTGCTTTTTAGCTTCGCCCTCCAGCTTGCCGAGCCCCTTAGACGCTAAATGCGCGTCAATGGCAGCTTGATTAATCGAGACGGCATAACGTTCGATAGGGTCACGCTCTCCACGCAAAAGCGAGCTGAGCGCTTCCACCGCTTCCGAGGTGGTGCCGCCGAACATACTAGCGAGATCAGCGCCAAGGGTAATCAGCTTATCCGTTGTGCCAATAACGTCTTTTTGGGCAATGCCCAAATTGCCCAATTGACTCCCCATAACGGCGGCCATTTGCTGGTATTGGCTAGCGGATAGGCCCACGGATTGAGCGGCATTAGCGGCAAGGTGCTTTACTGCGTCAGCTTCCTTTTTAAATACAGCTTCAACCGCGCCGCTGGATTGCTGCATTTCGCTAGCTGCGCCTAATGTTTTTTTAGCAAAAGCGGCATACGCTCCACCGGCTACAGTGGCCGCCCCCGCTATTTTGTCAATGTGGCCTTTGGCGGCGGCCAGCTTATTTCCGGTTGATTTTTCAAAATCTCCCACGGACTTAGCGGCGCTATCCAGTCCGGCTTTAGCCTTTGTCGCGTCCGCGATAATGCGGACGGACAGAATAGCAGATTTACCCGCCATTATTAGACTCCATTAGTATTTCTTCCAGCGTTGCTATTTCCTCATGTGAAAGCGCATAAATTTCGCGCGGCGCGACTCTAAGTGCGATGGCGAGGTTCAGGGCCATGCGCGTCCAGGTTTTGTTCTGGAAACGTGGTCACCTCCTCCACGCGGGTATCAATGTCCAGTACACTTTCCAGGAATATATCTAGGTCTAACGGGGTGTTTTCGCGGTAGGTCCGGCGGCACACTTTATGTGTGAGGATTGCCATAAATTCGATTGAATTTTCACGGATATTACCGCCGCGGGCCACTAGCTCTTTTTCTGCCATTACGTTGTCCAGCATGAGCGGCGTAAAAGTCTTTACTTCGCCATTGATGAAAGATACGTCATAAATTGTTTTCTGCATTATTTCCCCTCAATTGAGTCAAGAATTTGGTTAAATTTCTTTTCATACCCTTTAAGCCATGCTGGCTCTGTATCGCTGGCCGCGCGGGTAAGAAAGAACGTGGGTTTAATTTTTCGCTTATGCCAGCCCCACTGAATCGGGCCGGCGTAGGGAACGCGCTTTTTGCCAGCGCGGACAATCGCGGCGGTTTGTGTGCCTGCGGGCCTCACGCTTGCTTTGAGTTGTCCGGGCTTATGGCGTCGGGAACCTGGACCCACGGGGGTGATTTGAGCGGCGCGGCGGGAGACGATACTAGCGGCGTCTTTGTGGGCTTGCTTCATATCGTCGCGCACGTCAATGCCTGCTTTTTTTAGCGTGCTGCGTAGCTTGCGGGCGCCCTCAACTCGCACCCCCGTGTAATCTTGGTTTGACATGTTTAACCGCCGGGTGTAAAGGTTGGCAGACTTGGCACCACCCATTTAGCGGCGCTCTTTGCGATTGCCTCCACGTCGTCGCCCACTTCCAGCGGTGCGATAATTACAGTGCCTTGTAATTTCGCTTTAGCTTCGGTATTAGGCGTGTAAACAAAATCGGCCTCTTTTCCTGCGTTTTTGTAAGAAAAGTCAACAATTCCATTTGTGGAAAAGTCCTGTAGAAAATCAATTTCCAAGTGGCCGCCAAAAGACTTTTTACCCGGAATTGTCTCACCAGATAGAACGGTAATGCTATCGCCCGTGCTTGAGTCCGGTTGGAATTTAGCCGAGGTGACTTGAGCCGAAAAGTCCAGGGCTTGAGTGTGTGCGTCTTTCATCGCAAGGGTTAATGTGCCCTTGCCGACAACAACCGATTTAATGGCCATTATTCCTCATTCTCCATATCGTAAAAAAGTGTGAATGTCATTGTGGACGCGGGAGCCTTGCCGCCGTGGGGAGGCGTGACTTGCTGGTTAAGCTCAATGGATTCAATGGCGCCGCCCAGGGATCTCACGCCGCTAATTGCTTGCTCAATCAGTTCACCCATTGCGATTAAATCCGAGTCACCGCCGTGGTCCGGGGCTACAAGCGTCATTTCCATGCGGGCGGCAAAACCGTCGCCGTTAAGGGTGAACTGGTTGAGATTCGTCACTGTGATAAATGAACCGGGGAGGTCAATCACCCGCCAATCATCGGTGCAACTTAGCCCCACGGCGTCCATTGCAGCTATAGCCGCGTCCAGTATCTCTTTAAGAATCATCGTGCTATGGGTTTAGAAAAGTCTCCGATTTCCAGCAATTGGGCTATGTCCGGGTCTTTTCGTGACACGTAAACAACGCCGATTTCTCCCATTGTGTCCACACCCGCGGGGGAATTGCGGCGGCGGTCCATGCGAGCGGCTAACATAATGCAGCCACGTCGCCACCGCGGCGGCCATTTCTCTTGAGGTGTGGACTTCCACGACTCCACAAGGTCCACGGCCGCGTCAACGGTGTCGCTCATTGTCGGTGAGTTTTCCCTGGTGCCCAGGTATGCTTCCACATCTTCCGCGGTGATCTGAGTAGTCATTAGCTAAATTTCACTTGAGCGATGCCGCGGTCATCGTTGACCATAAGCGCGTAGTAGCCAAACATGGCCTCATCAGAACCGCCGTTTGCAATGTCCAGGGCATTAACGCGGATAGGGGTGCTCCCAAGCTCGCCATAGGTAATTGCTGGTTTTGCGTAAGCGATCAGTGTTTTCTTTGGCACGCTCTTAAACGGAATCAGTTTTTTAGGATCAATGCCCAAAAGGTCCAGGTACGCGGGCGCAGTATTGTTGGTGATTTCAATGAGTGCGCGGCGGTCCGCTGGATTGACAAGGTAAGTTGTAGGGCTAACTTCTAGGCTATCTTCAATAGTCTCATTGGCAATGGCCATGCTCTCCAGAATGTTCTTTCCAGTGAGTTCCTTTGTCTTTGCTACTTTGGCAGCTTCCGCTACAACAAACGCCCCGGCTTTAGCGTCGGACTTGCGTGCGTAAGAATCACGCATGGCGGCAAGGTAGGACTGCATAAATTCAGAATCGTTAAAATCAATGTGCTTGCGGTCAAACTTGTGGCCCGCGGCCAGGCGGGACGCGGAAACTTCTACCTCTTTGACTTCCAACTCATTCGACGCGATTGCAGCAAGATCGCCCGCGTAGTCTGCAATTTCAGGGCGCTTAACCCACTTCCACCCCTTCATTTTGTCGGACTTGAGCGCGCGGGACGTCAGTGTGGGGATAATGCGGCGCTTGTATGCGCCGCCGTCCCACAATTCGCCCAGCCATTCCGCTTGAGTGCTTGCCTGCGAAGTGGTGGACTTGACTTGCTGCAAGGCGGCAGTGAGGGAATTGTCAAGATCATGGCCCGCGGCGCTAGCCATGAGCGCGGCGGACACATTAGCAAGGCTAATGCCCTCAGACTTCGACGCGGTGAGCAATGGACTTGAAAGCGAGCTAGCCAGGGTAGCGGCGCGGGACGGCTCAACACGAGCCCGGCGGTATGCCGGGACCGGCACGAGCGCCACCGCGGACAGCGAACCGGAAACAATGGTGTCACCATCCATTTCAAATTCGCGCAATTCCACTGATAGCGCGTCACGCACGCGGGCGCGGACGTCTGCCATTGCGGCCTTGCCGTCCGGGGTGTCGGCAACATGAAAGCTCATGTATAGGCCGTCATCTTTAATTTCCGCGTGGGTGGCGTAGCCCACCGGCGAACCGCCTGCGTTGCTGTGGTCGCGGAATAGCTTGACCTCCCCTAGATCATCGGGGAGGGCGATAGCGTCACGGGCGACGGCGAAACGTCCCGCGGAGGTATCGCCCATTTCATTGAACGGCACAACCAGGCCGGAAACTTCATTGTCTTTAGTGTCCGCCGCGCTTGCGGTCATAGGTGCCGCGGTCAGCAAGGCGATTGTGGCGGCGGCGGTGAGTGTGGTGTCAGTCATTGTTCTTTTCCTTGTTGTCGGGGGATAGCCACGGGGCGAACCTGGCTATCCAGGCTTGCGCGGGTGCGCTGGATAAAATGCGAGTGATTGCGGCGGCTGTGGCTACGGTCGCGGCCACCCACGGGATACCCATTAGCCCTAGCTGTTCAGCCACGACGGGCAGAACGGGTAAAAGACCAATGGTTGCCGCGGCAGTGGCGCGTAGCCATGCGGCAAAGCGGTTACTCACGCGGCCCTCCATTAATGCGGCGGGCCAGCCATACACCGGCGATAACCAAATTTGCGGTGGTCGCCCCGGTCGCGGCGATTGTCGCGGCAATGATCGTGAGAATGCTATCAATCATGATGCGGGGCAAGCTCCTTGAGTAAAAATTCAATGAGTGAGATCAGCGCGGCGGTGAGCGCTCCTAGGGTGATCATCATTCGCTCCAGGCATATCCCTTTGGGGGGATAAGCGTTGCTAGCTGGTCAAAGGACAGCCAATAGCCATAAGGCCAAAAACCGGAGTCGGCTACCCACACGCGGCGGTCGCGGCCCTCCCCTGCATAGCCCATAATGGCTATGTAGTGGTATACTGTTCCACCCGCATATTTCGGGCTAATCGTGGACGGGGCCACTGCGCGGGGATAATTCGACGTTGGTGCAACGATGTTCGCCAAAACGCCATAGCCCTTGTCAATGGAATGTGTCAAATCAGACCATAGGCGCTCACGCTGTGCCGGGGTAGGTGGGTCATTCGGCATTTCAACGTGCCGGTATTGCGCCCCTGGCATGTAGTGGTTTAGGACCGCGGGAACCTGGCCAATCCAGTCCGTGCCGCCCGTGTGGGTCTGCAAGGCGCGGCCTAATTCAAACTCACTCACCATAACGCCGGTTGCGGCAAGTATGATTGTTTGAGCAGACGCGGGGCAACAGTTATAGGGTGTGTCCTGCTTCACTTGGTCGCGGGAGTATCTAAGAATTTTCTCCATGTGGTTGTGCTCCAATTGTTGGTGTGGTAGGGATTGCATCTAGCAAGGCAGCGGGGTCGAACTTGAGCGGGTTTGCGAGATGATCAGCGTGCATATCCGGTTGGTTTAGCCTGGCTTCAATCGCGCTCATAAGCGGCTCAACGCCAAATGTGACTAGCTCAATCATGCGGCTGGCTGCGTTCTGATAGCTCAGCGAGGTCCCGCCTACCGTGGCGTCAATAAAGGCGGCGGGAACGTTCATTGCGCGGGCAACGTCAACGGCGGCGGCGTTGCGCCCCTCAATCAACAGATTTTCCTTAGCCATTTCGTGCTCATGCACTTCTAGGCCAGACGAACTAAAGCCCACGCCGGAATTGCGGCCGCGGCGGGCGGCCACATATCCGTTAATGATTCGGTCCACATCGTCCGGGCTTAGCTGTGCGTTATTGGTCTGCCTTAGCTCAATGAGGGCGGCGGGGTTCTGTGCAACGCGGGCGGCGGCGCGCACCAAATTGCGCGCGTCGGTGAAAGTCTCACTGGCGTGTGTGAGCAGACCGCCGTGGATGCCAACGAAAATGCACACCTCCATAGGGTCAACGGCCTTGCCGTTCACCCGGACTGTGTTTTCTTCAATCTGCCAGGTATCCAGCGGAATATGGATTGCGCCTATGCAGGTGCCGGATTCGTCGCGGTCCAGTGCCCAGCAAGCAACGCCGTTGAAAAGTAAATCGTCCGCTGTGGCCAGCATTCTGTGGAATGGTGTTTGCATGGTGGCCGCGCCCGGCGGGGCCGCCACTGGTACGAACGGCGGTAAAGTGCCGTCGCACACTAGCGGCGTGCGTGCAACCGTGGTGCTCAGCAGATTCCGCGCGCGCAAAACCGCGGGTATGGTCAGCGCTTCCGCGCGCGTGGTGACCGCTTCGCCTAGGGAATCATCTAGACCGATTAGGCCGCGCAAGGTGCCGGACCCTGCCAGCGCGGGCGGGGTTGCCACCGCCGCGGCCAGTGCTTGCGGCAAGCGGCGGACCTGGCTCATTGTCTCAAAAATTCCCATGTGTCACATGATGGCGGCAAGGGTGGACAAATCACGGTTAACGGCTTCTAGCTGCACATTTACGCCGCGCGGCGCGTGCCCTTAGCCATGCTTCGGGGTCATCATGGGCATGGTGCAAATGGTGCTCTACCATCTTCCAGGCGGTGAGTTTGTCGAACGCAAAAAAGCGCTGTTTGCAGTGTGAGCACAAGGCCACATGGGTTAAATCACTAGAATCTATTGCGCGCAATTATCTTTCCTATCTAAAGAATGGCACCGCGTCCGCGGCGGGCTTATCCACAAGGCCATGCAGTGCGAGGGTTGCCGCCTCTAGTGCTGCAATGGAACCTTTAGACCCCTTGCGGCTCCACGTCCAGGACTCCCCAAGTGGGCGGCGGTCCACCACGCTAACGGCCTGGTCGAGCGCGGCGGATTTGCGTATGAGCACGCGCGGCGCGGGGTGGCCTTGCGCGTCCACATGCGTGATACGGTCCATGAGGTCCGCGGCGGCGGTTGAGACTTCACGGGTTGCCGGGACTCTCACGGCCACGCCGCGGCGAGTCAGCTCACCGATCAGTGTTGAGCTTGGTCCATGATCGTCGATTATGAGCCCCTCAATCAGTGGCAGCGCTTCCAGCGCTTCCAGGCGATCAACGGCCCACGAGGTGCCGGGGCGACACTCAATAATTTCAATCATGGGGACCCCATCGGCCCACGTTGCGGCGGCAATCGCGGTTTCTGTTCGCTCAAAGTCAATGGCGGCGGCCAGAATCGCGGGCGCGTCCGCTGGCATATTTTCCAGGGTTTTCGCTTGCTCATAAGCGCGTGAGGGTATGAGCTGGTTTCGCGCTCCCGTGGCGCGGTTGCCATAGCCGCGGGCAAAACCCGCCGCCCCGAGGGACGCGCGCGCGGCTCTCAACGCTTCCATGTCCTGGGTGTACCCAAAAGCGGGGTGGGCCGCGGCCACCGCTTCCAGGTCATCGGGGTCCACATCGTCGGCAATGCCAAATTCTAAAAGAAAGATGCCCGGGTCACCCGCGCGGCCCTTTTCCACAAGGCCGTGGAACCATGTACTACCCGCGTCACCCATTGTCGAGACAATCACGGTTTGGCGGTTAGGGCGGGTGGCCTGGGTGGGGGTAATTGCCTGCATGAGGTCCGCCGCGGTGGCGTCATCAAAAACCCATGCCTCATCAATAAAATTGAGGTCGGACTGTTCCGAGTGTAGTGAATCGGCTGTGGGTGGGTGTGGTCGAAACTGTGAGTTAATCGCCTCAAATTTCAGTGCTTCCGAACCGTTTGTTTTTAGCGTCCGTGCGAACGCTGCGAACGGGCTCCGGTTGACGCTTGCCACCATCTCTAACCACCTATCACGCGCTTTTTGGCCAGTCTGTGCCGTGTACCAAATTTTGCCGTTCGGGCTGGTCAGGGTCCTATGGATTGCTTGCGCGCCTACTCCGTCAGTTTTGCCGGATTGACGCGGAACCGAAACGATAATGAACGGCCAGCGGGGCCTCCCGTCGGCATTGCGAGCGCCGACGATCGTGTGAAAAAGGACCTGCCAGGGCATAGGCTCATGGCCCAAAGCGCGGTGCAGCTTACAGATCTGTTTCCCCACGCCGTTGTACTTTTCTGGCCATGCGGTGATGAACCGCGGCTTAGGATTGATCGGCCAGGGCTGCGAGTGCGGCGGCAAATGAGTCATTAGCGGCTTCATTTCTTGTCGTTGGTGTGAGGGATAGGGCTTCAAGAACTTCACGATAAGGGCCAGTGATGTTTCCAATCAGGCTCACTTTTCCTTGATCTTCGATCTGGTCCAGCGCCCAGGCATTAGCGAGTGCCAGCGAGATAAGCCCCGCGTCTGCGTCTGCGAGGGCGTGCGATTCAGTGGCGGAGTCGAGGGCCTTTTGCAAAAGGCGCTCATGCCGTCCGGGGCCGGACTGTGGCGGGTTAAAATCGAACAATTTTTCTTGGCTCATTTTCTTCAACTTCCATAGGGGGAGGGG